TGTGGAATATGGTGAACCATCAGGTATGTTGGGCTATGGCCAACGTAACTTGACTCGTTCAGCTATTGCACCTACCACCAGTTCATCATTTATCCTCGGCCAGGTATCACCATCAATTGAACCATTGGCCTCTAACTATTTCACAAAGGATTTGGCAAAAGGTAAGTTCACATATAAGAATCCATTCTTAAAAGCTTTACTTGCTGAAAAAGATAAGGATGATTTTGAAACATGGGAATCTGTATTGATCCGTGGTGGTTCTGTACAACACCTTGATTTCTTAACTCAGGATGAAAAGGATGTATTCAAAACGTTTTCAGAAATTACACCTATTTCCGTTGTTCAACAAGCTGCCGCACGTCAGAAATATATAGATCAAGCTCAGTCACTCAACCTGATGATTCATCCAGATGTACCTACGAAGGATGTCAATGCATTGCTTATCGAAGGTTGGAGACTTGGCGTTAAAACATTCTACTATCAACGATCAGCAAATCCTGCACAAGAATTAGTACGTGATATTATGAGTTGTGCAGTATGTGAGGCATAAATGGAAGAAACCTACTGGACAGAATGTGAAGTGTGCGACTGTGTAGTAAAAGTGATAGTGATGGAAGGCGATGAAGAACCAACCACCTGTCCAATGTGCGGTGAAGGCACAGACTTCGAGCAAATAGATGATTAATAAATAGCCTCGAAAGGGGCTATTTTTTTATGTGGCATTATAATGGAAAACTATTTGACGAGACACCTGAAGAGTATCAGGGATTCGTTTATATGATTACAGAAAATGATACTGGTATGAAGTATATCGGTAAAAAGTTTTTCTGGAAGCCAAAGATACTTCCAAAAACAAAAACTCGGAAACGGAGAGTTAGAACACGTACTGAGTCAGATTGGAGAAAGTACTTTGGTTCAAGTAAAGAAGTACAAGAACTTGTAGAGCAAAAGGGTGCTGACAACTACACTCGAGAAATCTTGAAGTTATGTAGAACAAAAGGTGAGTGCTCTTATTACGAAATGAAATATCAATTTGAGTATGATGTTTTATTGAAACCAGATGAATACTATAATGCATTCATTGGTGGCAAAATACATAGGAAACACGTTTTATTGGATATTGACGATGAAGATACATGACCCCAAAGGTAGTGAAAAATATTACGAAACAGTTGTAGAAGATTATTTGTGGACTTCCAACTGGTCAGAAATCGATAACGCTGAGTTATACAATAGATTGACAGAGGTTATTATACCCTCAATTGAAGGAAACTTTCCAGATGTTGACGGTGATAATAGCTATGGATGTAAGTCATCTTACTATCATGGACATTACAATTTATTTGCCTTTCCTTTAATCGAACTTTCAAAGGTATACTATAGGTTACAAGCTTTATCAAAAGAATTAATTAAAGAACCGGGGCATTATGGTATTAGGGCATGGCCAAACGCGTTCGCTCAAGGAAGTAATATTGGATGGCATCATCACTGGCCAGAAAAATACAATGCTTATCACGGTTTCTATTGTGTTAATGTTGAAGGGCCACGTGTTGGTTCGAACACTCAATACAAAATGGAAGGTGATGATGAAATTATTAAGATCAGATCACGCAATGGTACATGTGTTTTTGGTAGATCTGGTAAAGATGAACACATTTCTTCACTTTGGCAAAATGAAGGATATAGAATTACCTTAGCATTTGACATTGTTCCTTATGAACTGCTAACACATGGTGTAATATCTTTCCACGATTTTATTCCATTGGTACACATAAAGTAGTTTACAAGCACAGCATAATAGCTTATAATAGTATTATGATAACCGGAGAAATATTATGATTATCCTTGACTACAACGCAATCGCTATTGGTAACGTTGTAACACAAAAACTAGAAATTGATGAGAACCTTATCCGTCATATGATTTTGAACTCTATCCGTATGTATCGTTCACGGTTCCACAAAGAGTTTGGTGAAATGGTAATTGCTGGTGATGCTGGTGGTAACTGGCGTTATAAAGCATTCCCTAACTATAAAGCTTCTCGTAAGTCTGGTCGTTCTAAGTCTACTATGGATTGGGATGAGGTGTTCCGTATTATTAACATGGTGTGGGATGAGCTTGGTGAAAACTTCCCCTATAAAACTGTGAAGGTTCATGGTTGTGAAGCTGATGATGTGATTGCTGCGATTGTAGAAAACACACAAGAGTTTGGCCAATACGAAAAAGTCATGATTGTTTCTGCAGATAAAGATTTTGCCCAGCTACAGAAATATGACAATGTATCACAGTTTTCTCCTATGACAAAGAAATATATAAAAGTAGATAACCCAAGGACTCAGTTGTTAGAGCTTATTCTGAAAGGTGATGGATCGGATGGTGTACCAAATGTGTTGTCAGGTGATGATGTGTTTGTAACTGAAGCTCGTCAGACTCCATTACGTAAGCCAATAATGGAAGCGCTTATGGAAGATCCTAAGTGCCAAGGCGATGAAGTTTACCGTAACTTCCAACGTAATAAAAAGCTTATTGACTTATCAGAAACACCAGCTGATCTAAAACTAGAAATTATAAATACGTTTAGCAAGCAAGATCGAGGGGAACAAAAGGCAAAAGTCCTACCATACCTCATTGAAAAGCGTTGCCGTAGACTGATAGATGATATTAAGGATTTTATTTGAGATGGTTAATAAGGTATCCAGACAAGTATATGAAGTTTTAGAACTGGTTGAAAAGGAAAAGTCTAGGCCAAAACAAATTAAACTACTCCAGGATTATTCTACCGGCGCACTGAAGGATGTGTTACGTGGTGCGTATGATGATTTGGTTCAATGGAATCTACCATCTGGGACACCACCGTTCGAACCTGCTCCTGCAGAAAATCCTCCCTCTTCACTTTATAGACAGCATTTGAAGTTTAAGTACTTCGTTAAAGGATTGGTTGGTGACCAAATGTCACCACCAAAGCGTGAAAAGATTTTCATCGACATGTTGGAATCTGTTCACCCAAAAGACGCCGAGGTGTTATGCCTTATGAAAGATAAGAAGCAGCTCGGAAAAGGCATCACAAAGAAACTAGTACAGGAGGCTTTCCCTAAACTAATCGTAAAGTAACTAATGCAATAATTATAAAAATAAAAGGAGATTGCATGACTGCTCAGTTTGAAAGGCTAAATCAAGACGTCATTGAACTTGATAATTACATCGACAAACTAAAGAAACGGAAAAATGTAGATGAAGCTTTAATTACGAAACTAAAGAAAAAGAAAGAATTTTTAGTCACTCATATAACTGAGAAACAATTAGAATTGCAATAGGAGGTAATGCTGGTCAGTCGGTTCTGATCGGCTGACCATTTAAAGGTGAAACATGCCATCATACACATTGAAAGATACCAAGACAGGAGACACATGGGATACCATCTGTACTTGGGAAGAGTTACAAGAGATTTTAAATGCTATGGATAATGTAATCCAAGTTCCATCAGCACCAAAAATTGTAAGCAGCGTTGGAGGATTACACTCTAAAGTCCCAAATGGATTTAAGGATGTACTACACCGCGTAAAATCTGGTTCAGCAAAAAGCAATACGATTAAAACATAATGGGAAAAAACAATTCGCTATCCGTACGTTTCGATGACCTCGAGGAATTCGAACCAATTACAATTAATCAACAAAAGGCATTTGATGCTTGGGATGATGGAGACAATTTACTTTTAGCAGGATCTGCAGGAACAGGTAAAACATTCATTGCAATGTATATGGCACTTGAAGCTTTGCTTGAATCCAGTAGTTCATACCGAAGAGTCGTTATTATCAGATCTGCGGTACCAACAAGAGATATTGGTTTCTTGCCTGGATCTGCCGAAGAAAAGAAAGAGATGTACACTCTCCCATATAAAAATATTTGTACTGAATTATTTTCAGATAAAGCATCATGGGGTAAACTTACAACCGCGCAGCAGGTATTATTTGAGTCAACATCTTTTATCCGTGGCGCAACATGGGATGATTCAATTATCTTAGTTGATGAAATGCAAAACCTAACGTTTCATGAATTGGATTCAGTCATTACACGAGTTGGTGAAAACTCAAAGATTATTTTTTCTGGCGATTACCGTCAAACAGATTTTAGATTTGAAGATGAAAAAGAAGGTATATTTAAATTCATAAAAATCATCGAACAGATGAGAGATTTCACTATCATCAATTTTGGATGGGATGATATTGTTAGATCTGGTATGGTAAGAGATTATATTATGACAAAAGAAATGTTAGGAGTAGACTAAGCCATGATTACAATTTACGGAAACACTGGGTGTTCATACTGCGAAAGAGCAGTTAAATTATGTGAAGATTATGAATTTAAATACACGTATAAGAGCATCCAAGATCCTGATGTTTTTATGGAACTACAAGAACTCGTACCTGGAGTTCGAACGGTGCCACAAATCTTTTGGCACAGCAAATATGTAGGTGGCTACAGTCACTTAGTTGAAGAAGTTGAAAATACACAACAGTTTGGACAGGAAAAAATCTAATGGCTAAGTATGGTCGTTTCGATCCACGTAATAAAAACAAAGGACGGAACAAAAATCGTTCACTTGGTAAAGACTTTCGCATCCGCGAGGTTGATAACCAAAAAATTAAACACCAAGTATTTTTGAGAGAAGTAGTATATGATGATGAAATTGAAGAGGAAACTAACGATATTTCGGCGGTACGTTAATAGAGTACTCATAGCCTTATCAGTTTTACTCAATGTTGTTACTGGTGGAAGAAGTAACCAAACTTTTTCTGCCAGACAATATGAACGTAAACGTAAAAAGAAAATTAACCTATGCTGGTTAATTGACATTTTATTCTTCCATGACCCTGATCATTGCATGATGTCATGGCTCTATTGGAATACTCATAAAAATATCCGCAAAAGTGGAAAAAGGTATTTACAAGAGCAGGCAGATGTGGTAGTATATGGATATACAATGAAGGAAGAATTTTATGATGAACAACCTAAACAAAGTAATCTTGACAGACTGCGACGGAGTGCTTCTTAACTGGGAGTACGCTTTTACTACCTGGTTCGAACAACATGGCTTTGCAAATGAAGTAGTAGTGCCAAACAGTTATGATGTAGGTATCCGTTATGGTTTGACAAAAGAACGTAAGGAAGAACTTGTCCGGTTCTTTAATGAGTCAGCAGCAATTGGATTTCTACCTCCTCTTCGAGATGCTATGTACTACGTTGACTTGTTACACCGTAAACATGGTTACGTCTTCCATATGATTACATCTCTTTCACTGGATGAATCTGCTCAAAAACTACGTATTCAAAATACTCAAAAGCTATTTGGTGAAACTGCATTTGAAAAGTTTATTTTCTGTGACACTGGTGCTGACAAGGATGAGGTACTAGAACCTTACCGTGATAGTGGATTGTTATGGATAGAAGATAAAATCGAAAATGCAGAACTCGGTGATCGTTTAGGACTAGAGTCTATTGTTGTAGAACATGCTCATAACATGGACAATGGAAAGTTTCCAACATTTGCAAAATGGGAAGGTATCTATGAATATATCCTTTGATACAATTTTAAATTTACGTGGCCAGTGGGAACGTCTTGTTTCTACTGGTCGTGGCTTTAATTTAGAGGACTATAACGGGACTATAGATAATCTATATTATTTCCTTAATGAAGGTGCTAAGAAAAATCGTTTCCGCAAGAATTGTCCAGAGGCAATTGAGATTGCAAAACAGATCGTAGAGTATTATGAATATGAAAAAAATAATTTACCAAGTGTACACGGGAAAACGGTCTAAACTATATGACCATTGTACAGCCTCAGTAAAAGCATATGCCGAAAGAATTGGTGCTGACTATCAGTGTCAACGTACACCTATTCTTATGATTCGACCAGATCCATTTACCACAAACCGAAGCAAAGAATCGTATGAAAAGTACGGTGGCTTTTTACCCATTTATGAAAAAGAAAATGCCTTTACGTATCTTAAGACTTACGACCAAGTTGCTATTATTGATGCTGACGTTTGGATTCGACCTACTTGTAGTGATTCTATATTCGACGCTTGTGGCACTGATGTTGATTTCGGTGGTGTTTTAGAAAGAGATATGCCAATCACACCACAATATATCCGTAAGATTGCAAACTATTCACGGATGCAATACGGAATGTCGCCTATTAATAAGTTGTTTGATTGGAAGTGTCCAAAAGGTTGTGGTGCTGATTTCTACAATATGGGCATTATGGTCCTAAACAAATCGATTGGAAAATATCTGAATGGCGAAACACCAAAGCAGTTCCTTTCACGTCCACGGTTCAAACCTTTTGTAGATGGTATGGGTGCATGGAAGTGGTCTACTGACCAAACGCTTTTAAACGTGTGGGTCAAGGAAGAAAAGATGAAAGTTAACAACCTACATTGGAAATGGAACGGCTTGTTTACTGCTAACGAAAGAATTAAAGAGTGTAACTTTGTACACTTTTTCTTGAAAGACAAACTGCCTAACCGTGGTGAGAATGTAGAAGAGTTAATGAAATATGTTTCTTAAAAAAGTTTTTATCCATATCCCTAAGAATGCAGGTATGACTATACGTCGTAGTCCAATGCTGGCAGACAAAATTATTCCAGCTGGACCAGAAGTTCATAAGTCACCTGCTTATTCAAAGGATGTGTTAAATCATATGAATAAGATTGGAGACCATCATGGATTCGAACATGCACGTTGGCGGGATTGCAATCGATCAATTGTTGATGGTTACGGATCTTTTGCAGTTGTTCGGAACCCTTGGGATCGTGTTGTATCTCGTTATTTCTTTGCTAAGAAAGTAATTGAGGTCGAGAAAAAAGAGCCTGTTGGTAAACATAAGATTGATTCATTTGAACACTTCCTTGAGGAACGATTTGAATGGGGTAATATGGAGTACATGTGGCATAGAGCAATCCGTGGTTGGTATAACCAAAAGGATTATGTCACGGATAAAAATGGTAAGTTACAGTGCGATATGATTCGCTTTGAAAAACTCAACCAAGATCTATGTAAGTATTTTAACATTCCTACTATGTCAAGAGCAAGAAATGTTACAGCTTTAAATCCTGGGACCTATAAAGACATATATACTCCAGAGACTATTCAAATTGTAGCAGACTGGTATAAAGATGATATTGATTTCTTTGGCTTTGATTTCGATTCAGGCGCTACGAAAAATACTTGGAGCACGCTATGAAAAATATAATCCTACAACATTATGAAGGAGTACTATCACCAGAAGCCAGGGTGTCAGTAAAGCATATGCAGCAATATGCAGAAATGGTCGGAGCTGAACACCGGCTATTGACCGGTAAGCCTTTCATGCCTGAACTTAGATTTCAAGGTAAGAAAGCACTATGTAATAATAAAATGGCAATGATTAACGAAGAGTTTGATGACTATGATGTAGTTGTCATGGTTGATCCAGACATTGTCCTTGCTAAAAGGGATAACTTACCAAACATCTTTACGGAAGAAACTGGGATTGGTATGCTAACAGATCATATACGGAACAACGCTTGGAAAAGAATCCAAACACGGTTCCCTCTATGGACAAACAATACACACCTATTTGCATCCGGATCTATTTGGAGACTTGAAAAGCATATCCGTAAAAGATTAAGAGAAGAAATCATCCCACATGAAGTGAAAGTTCTAGGGGATAGCATTTTTGTCGATGAAGGTATTATGCACCGTCTTTGTGTTTTAGCAAACATTAAAGCTATTGATGAAAATATCTTACCACAAAAGTGGAGCTATTGCAGTTACTTGCCTAATCCTCGTGAAAATGGCGTGTTTATCCATTTACGGAAAACACCACCAGATAAATCTGAAACCATTACAAAATTTGAAGCATACCGTCGTTTACATAAAAAGGGTGAAGTCTATTGACTAATTTGATATATCAGTTTTGGGAAGGCACTATTCCTTACGGTGCTT